TTTTTTCTAGCGCTGCACTATATTGCATTTCGTTATATGCATTTTCCATTTCAAGCTGAAGCGTAGTAAGATACTTTAATGATGGGTTCGCTATATGCCAATTTTCTTTATTACTTGCCTGTTCTTCACTATGAATTCTATAAATTAAAGGCAGCCAGCGTAAATTTTTTATAAGTCCATTTAAAACATCCTTGGCAATAGCAAGCGTATCATCAAGAACGCCCTCTCTAATATTTCCATTTGTTGATATAAAAAAAGTTCTGGAATGTTTTCTTTTTCCAAAACTTGATGTAAAAACTTTTATATCATCATATGTTTCATAAGCATGAACCTCATCAAATATTAAGCAGCCAATTCTCTTGCTATCTTTTGTTTTAGCATTAGAGGTATTAAACTTGATATACGAATTAGTTTTTAAATTTGTTATAATTTCTTTTGTCTTATGAAAAAACTTTTTAGACTTTTTCCAAGTATTCACTAGCATTAAGTAAATATCTTCGAAAGAAGTTTTTGCCTGGTCTTCTGCATTAGCCACTATATCAACATTGTAACCTTTTATACCGTGATAATGAGTTGTCAGGTACCAAGCTAACGGAGAAATAAATCCATTCTTACCATTTCCTCTACCCATTATTAAAACAATCTTTGTAAATACTAAAGTATCATCAGATTTATAATAACAATGTATACAGGCCGTTACTAAAAGCTCCCAGTCAAAAAGTTCAATTTCAAAGTAACGTTCCATTAGCTCAACCGCTTTATCGATTTTTTCAGCATCAATAAAAACATCCGGATCATTTAACTTTTCCTCTATTAAGTCACAAGCTAAAAGTATTTCCTCTTCAACTAAAATGGATCCGTCCCGGCAGCCATCAATATATGCATCAATATAAGGGTGGTAA